CGACGGATCAGGAAGAAAAGATCATTCAGCGATATCGGCTGTTTGATCAGATGAAATCGATCATCAATACCGCCTTGCTCGACGAGGGCGAGAAGCTCGACCGCCTGACACTCAACATGAGCGGGATTGCCCCAGTTCTGGACACATTCATGGTCTGGATCTCTGGCGCGGCAGACATCCCCGTGACGCGTCTTTTCGGCCAATCTGCGGCAGGGTTGAACGCGACTGGTGAAGGGGACCTGAAGAACTACTACGACGGGATCCGTAGCCGGCAGAACAGTCAGCTGGACAGGCCGATGGCGCAGTTGGATGCGATCATGGTCCGTAGCGCCCTCGGGACCATGCCAGACGACTACAACTATGACTGGAATCGGCTCTATCAGCCCAACCGTAAGGAGCAGGCTGAGGCGCAGAAGATCGAGGCGGAGACCGACGTCATCCTCCTTGACGCTGGCGTGGTCGGCCGTTCGCAAGTCATGCGCCGCCTGGAGGCCGAAGAGGTCTATCAGTACGACGACGGGATCATCGACAAGATTGAGGCCAGTGAGGATCTGAGTTTGGGGGCCGTCGATCGCCCTGAGGATGAGCGCGATGAGCGGTTCCAGTTCTGAGATCGCATACAACCAGGTACTTCAGAGGTTGGTCAATGCAATCAAAACCGACATAGAAGGGAGGCTGGCCCCGGCGATCCATGCCGTCAGCTCCGAGTATGTCCAGGATTCTTGGGGCGTGGACATTCAGACGGTTGTCGACGAACTGATGGCCAAGTGGACATCGCAACCGTTCAGGAGGCTGGCCGATCGCCTTGCGTCCAACTTCGTGCGCACCACGTTGGGAGCCATTGACCGGGAGCAAAAGCGGTCGTTCGGCATAGACGTGTTGCAGGACTCTCCAGAAATCAGGGCGACGATGCAGGCTGCGGCAATTCAGAACGCCAACCTGATCAAGTCGATACCGCAGCGGTACCTGGAGAATGTGTCAAACGCGGTGCTGACCAACATGAGAACGGGGCTACTCCCCCGCGAGGTGGCCAAGCAGATCGAGGAGGAGTACGACGTCACGCGTCGACGGGCCCGGTTTATTGCTCGCGACCAGACAGCGAAAGTGAATGGTGAGCTGACCAAGCAGCGCCAAATTGACGCTGGCTACGAGTTTTTCTCGTGGATGGATTCCGACGACGAGCGTGTCAGGGCCAGCCACCGAAAGATTGCTGAGGCCGACGTCGGTTATGGGAAGGGCGTCTATCGCTGGGACGATCTACCGACCAATGAGCGCGGGGAAAAGATCCAGCCAGGCAGTGACTACCAGTGTCGCTGCGGAAGCCGGCCGGTACGAAACTCTGTCGTTCGGCGCAACCAGGAGCGCAAGGCAGCATGAAGAAGATATTCATACAAGACAAGGCGACATTCAAGACCACGGCCCGCACCTACACAGATGCGGGCTTTTTGTTGGTGCCTGGGCACATATCCAAGACGGGCACGCAGCAGTACCTGCGCCGTGAGCTGGGCCTGGACGGCGACCCAAATGCCTTGGTCACGGTCTACCGTCCACCGGAAGAGGTTTTCGACACCGACAGCCTGGCCTCGTTTGACGGCGCCGACGTCACGGTCATGCACCCAGGCGAACTCGTCAATGCCAAGAATTATCGCAAGGTGTCGGTAGGGCTCATCCGTGGGCCCGGCAGCCAGGATGGCGATTTCGTCGCGGCCGACCTGGTGGTGAAGGACGCCGACGCAATAGCCGCGATCGAAAAGCGCGGCTTCGTCGAGTTGTCCGCTGGCTACACCGCTGAGTACGAGCACTCGCCGGGCACCACCGACGACGGTACGGACTATGAATATGTCCAGCGCGGAATCCGCATCAACCATGCGGCACTTTTGCCCGCAGGGGGAGCACGAGCAGGGCGGCAAGCCCGACTTTTTGACAACCAACCGAAAGGAAACACCATGAGCAAGATTACGCTGGACAGCGGGCGCTCGGTGGAAATCCAGGACGAGGCCACCGCCGCGCTCGTGTCGGATTACATCGATCGCCTGAAGAAGCAAATCACCGACGCTGCGACCGAAGCAGACCGGCGGCAGGCCACCATCGACGGCCAGGCAGAACAAATCGCGGAGATGAAGGCCGCCACCGCGGACGATCAGATCACAGCTCGCCTGAAAGCCGTGACGGATGCACGTTCCAAGGCCGAGAAAATCGCCCCGGGCGTGACTTTCGACTCCATCGATCCAGTGGAGATCCAGCGTGCCGCCTTGACTAAGGCCCGACCGTCCGTGGACTGGTCCGGAAAGTCGGAAGCCTACGTGCAGGCCGCTTTCGATATGGCTGCCGACCAGGTGGAAAGGGCGGACGCCAACATCGATCAGAAGCGAAAGCTGGCTGAGGACGGCGCCAAGAGCATCGAGAGCCAACCCGTTCCCGCTTACGACTCGTATGCGGCACGCTTCACCAACGCCAAGGAGTAAGGATCATGCCCATTACTGGTGGTTACACGCTCAATCACGGCGACCGCTATGCCGGCATGGTCGTCGACGCACAGGTCAACAACTCTGTGTCCAAGCTGAACAAGTCCGGCGCGACCGTCCCCTGGGGCGTGTTCGTGGCCCGCGACGGCGCCGATGGCTTCAAGCCGGTGGATGACACCACCACGGCAGCCGACATCATCGGTGTGCTGCGCCGCGAACTGAACCGTGCGCAGCTGGACGGCTCGACGGGCGGTGCGCCCGAAGATCGCGATGCGACCGTTCTGACCGTTGGAACGATCTACGTTCCCACTGTCGGCGCCGTTACCGCCGGCGATGCTGTCTATGCCGTGGTCGGTACGGACGTGGCGCCGAGCGCCAACCCGGGCGTCGCCAACAATGCGGCGGGGACTGGCGCAACCACCGGCGTGCAGATCCCCGGCGCCAAGTTCATCGAAACCACGTCGGGGGCTGGCCTGGCCGCCGTTTCCCTGGTCATTGGAGGTTAACCAAAATGGCAAAAAAGACAATCACCCTCGACCGGGACTTCTTGCATCTGGGCCTGTCCGCCGGTCAAACCATCGTGTTTGACGACGCGATTCGCACTACTGACGATGGTCTGGGGTTCTACATATCGCAGTTGGCGTACGTCGAGCCGCGGATCTATGCGACCAAGTACCACAACATCAACTTCCAAGAGCTGATTCCGGTCGATTCGTCCGTTCCTGAGTGGGCGGACAGCGTGCCGTATATGAGCTACGACGCGGTGACGCTGGGCAAGTTCATCGGCGCCAATGCAGATGACCTGCCGAACGTCGCCATGAAGGCGAAGAAGGACAGTGTCCCGGTCGGCTACGCTGGCAACTCGTTCGAATACAGCCTTGACGAGCTGCGCAAATCCCAGCAGCTGCGTATGCCGATCGATATCACGCTGGCCACCGCGGCCCGGCGTGGCGCCGAAGAGCACATGCAGCGTGTGGCCTACTTCGGGGACGCGGACCGCAATATGTACGGTCTGTTCAATCACCCGAACGTGACCTCGGACGCCACCAGTACCCTGAACTGGAAGGCTGCTGGTACCACCGGCAAGATGATCCTGGACGAAATCAACGGCATGATCGGCGACGTCTGGAATCAGTCCAAAGGCGTTCATGTACCCAACACGATGGTCATGGCTGCCAGCCGCTGGACTTTCCTGGCGACCACCATGGCGACCGAGTACGCGCCCGACAAGACGTTGCTGGAGATTCTGCAGGCTCAGAACCTGTACACGCGGATGACCGGCCAGCCGATGACCATCGTTCCGCGCTTCCAGCTCGACGGCGCCGGCGCCAGCGGCAAGGATCGAATCCTGATTTACGAAAAGAACGCTGAGAACTTGGTGATGTACATACCCATGTTCTGGCGTCCGACCGCGCCTCAGCCGCGCAACCTGAAGATCAAGGTTCCGGCTGAGTACAAGGTGTCGGGGACGGAATTCCGCTATCCGATGAGCGCCGAGTACTTCGACCTGGCTGCAATGAGCTGATAGGGCGGTGGGGGCTGAGGCCCCCGCCATCCTGGGAAAAGGGTAACGACATGAAAGTGAAAAACACCTCCAAGCGCGTCATCAAGCTGCTCAACGGCAAGGACAAGGTGACGCTTCTTCCGGGCACGGAGGAGACCTATGAAGTCACCGATTGCGCAGACGTCCAATTCCTGATCGATGCGGGCGACCTGACCGAGGCTGCGCCGCGCCGTGGGCGTCCGCCCAGCAAACCCGAGGACGGAAAGACCCCCCAGGCCAGTGAAACGAAAGAGTCGTAAATGAACATCACGCCAGCCATCGTCACCGACTTCCGCGGCTACTTTGCGGGGCAATTCTCGGATGTAGACGTGTGGCCAGACCACATCATCGAGGAGGTTCTATGCGAGGCTGACGCCGAGACCGGTGGCTCTGGCTGGGGTGCGTTCGCGCTTGACTGCAACAGTTTCAAACGTCGCGGCATGTACTTGTTCGCCGCCCACTGGCTGACCTTCTTCTACGGCAACAACCCGGCAAACGGCGTCGGAGGTATAGCCCGTCTGAATACTCAGTCCAAGTCGGTCGGCGATGAATCCATCGCATATCGCGTCGCCTCGATGATGGACGCCGGCAATGATGCCTTGACCTACACCGTCTACGGCCAGCAATTCTATCGGCTGCGCCGACGAGCGGGCATGGGCGCGCGGGTGATCTGATGGGCATGAAGATTATCGGACTTGAGGCCACCAGACGGGCACTCAAGAAAGAGATCGACAAGCTGCGGACTTCGCATTACGCCCTTGTAGGTATCCATGAAGCCGCTGGCATTGAGCCGGAAAGTGAATTGACCGTGGCAACGCTTGGCGCCATCCAGCACTTTGGAAACAAGCATATCCCTGCGCGGCCATGGCTGGACAAGGGGGCAGAGTCAGGCGTCAAGGAGTATCTGGACACGATCCGTGAAGGCGTGGTGTATGGCCTTGATTCAAAGCAGATCATGGCCCGCGTTGGCGTTGAGGCGGAAGGGGCGATCAAGCAGTACATCACAGACCTGGACACGCCACCCAACAAGCCTTCAACGATCAGAAAGAAGGGCTCCAGCAACCCACTGATCGACACCGGGAACATGCGCGAATCCGTCACCTCTACGGTGGTGAGAAAGAAACCTAAGGAGGGCTTGGAATGAGCGGGCCTTTGGACATGGGTGGCCACATCGATGATGTGTTTGCTTCTCCACCGGTGGAAGTCAAGGCGTTCACCCAAGGTGATTATGACGATGAGGGAATTTGGGTTCCCGGGGCGCCGATCAACGAAGCCTATACGGCCACCGTTCAGCCGTTGAATGACCGCGAGGCGGACAACCTCATGCGAGCTGGGATCCGGATCCTGGACCCGAGAAAGGTCTACATCAACTCGGGCGATCTGGACAAGCTCAAGCTGACTTTCGACATGGAGTTCCTTGGTCAGCGGTGGAAGATCATCAAGTCTGATATCCGGCCGTGGAGGACCTACGCGAAGGTCATTGTGAGCCGATATGACGAGCAGCCATGACAGACATCGATATCTACAAGCTATTGCGTCCGGCTGTCATGACGGCCTCGGGCGTTCCGATGGTCATCATGGCAGCGCAGAACGCGCCAGCTCCAGAGGGGAGCTATGCCTCTATCCATGTTCGCACTGGCGCCAAGGATCGTGGAATGGCGTTCAAGGAGCGTCGGTTACTCCCGGACAACGAAACCTTTGAGCATACGATCCGCAGCCAGCCGGAAGTGACCTGTGTGGTGGAGTTCTATCGGCTTGGAGCAAAGAGCTACGCCGCCAACATTCAACAGATCGACAAACGCGACGACATTTACTGGACACTTTTCAAGGCCGGGCTGTGCATCATGAGCACCGGCCCGCTGCTGGACCTGACTGCGCTGCAGGCGGACAACCATGAAGAGCGAGCCCAGGTCAGCATCTATCTGCGCATGCAGGTTTCCAACACGTACAACGTCAATCGCATCATGGAAGTGAGCGGGACCGTTCAGAACGAAGGCGGTACCGAGCTGCAATCCGCGACCGTCAAGGCATAACCCCACTTATTGAGGCCAAACTATGAGCTACCCGGCAGACCGTGTTATCCAGGTCAACGCCCGAATCAGCCCGGCGGGGCTTGGATTCGCTAACTTCGCATCCGCCACGATCTTCGCCGACTCGGCGGACGTGACTGCGGGGACGCATCCCGTTGATACGCGGAAAACCTACTTCGATATTCAAGAGGTCGCCGCGGACTTCCCCGATACCACGGAGACGTACAAGGCTGCTGCTGCGTGGTTGGGTGGGACCCCCAAGATGCGCCAGGTCACCATCTGGATGACCGATGCGACGGACGCAACGATCACCGCCACGCTGAACAAGGCGCGTGACGCGTTCTGGTGGTACTGGACGATCTTCACCGCAGACGTGCTGGCGACGCCGGCCAGCGTGAAGACTATCGCCGCATGGTGTGAAGACAACGCCAGTATGCTGATCAACAGCCAGACTGATACTGCGGCTGCGGATATCCGCAACCAGTCCAAGACGGACGATATCGCCAGCGAGTTGACCGTCTTGGGCTATCGGCACGTCTACACCGCCGCTCACGCCAGCAGCGCGCACTCCGGCTCTTACCTGGCCAAGCATTTCGCCGCTGTGAACTACAGAGCAGACCGTTCGACCATAACCGGGGAGTTCAAGAAATCCCCTGGCGTGGCCGCCGAGGACCTCAAGGGATCTGAGATCGCGGCGATGGAGGCTAAGAATGCGGCGTTCTACAGCATTGTGGAGCTGCAGGGCTCGCAGGATGTCGGTCGCTGGCTGAACACGAAGACGCATTCGACGTACGACGAGTACATCGATGACGTCGTGAACCTCGACGCCTTCATCAACACGCTGACGGTCCGCCTGTACAACGCGCTGGCCAACGTGACAACCAAGCTCGAGCAGACCCCCCGTGGTCAGGCGGTACTGCTCGCCACTGCGCGCCAGGTCGGCGAGCAGTACATCGCGAACAGCTACCTGGGTCCGCGTAACTATGTGGACCCCGACGATGGTGTCGAGAAGTACACGATTGGCTTCGAGATCCTCACCAAGCCGGAGGACATCCTGGATCTTACGCCCGAGGACAGAAGCGCTCGTTTGGCAGCGCCGATTC